TCACAAAGGATGTTGACGCACTCAAGTTTCAGAAGATGACGGGGGAAATTGGAGATGAGAAACAGTATCGAGCACTAGCACTCGTGATTGAACAAGCATTGAAGAATGTCTACGAGCTTATCCAGAAAGCAAACGAGGGAACGCTTAAGGAAGAAGAGAAAGCTCCGAATACTATGGAGTTTCAATGGTTACAGGCTTTTGAGGAAGAACTAAACGATGCTGAGAAGGTGAAGAAATAATAGAGCAGTATGGCTCTCAATCCACAACAACAGATGTTCAAAGAAGGCTACATCAATCCAGAGAGCTCTACTTTTGGTAATGCAATGCAATCAGCATTAGCTGCTGGATACACTCAAGAATACTCAGAAAGTATCACAGCTAAGGGAAATGAATGGATGGCAGAAATTGTCGGAGATTTTGAGAGGTATAGATTAGCTGACGATGTGCTCACACATCATCTACTAGAGAAAAATCTGGATGCTGCTAAGTTCGTTGGTAAAAATAAGTATCAAGGAGTTCAGAAGCTAGATCTCACGAGTGGTGGGGAAAAATTTAGTTTGCTGGTTGATTATGTCAAGACAGATAAAAGTTCAATTGCCGGAGAAGCTGGAACCGATCTTTCAACCGAAACGCTATAAGATACTTTATGGGGGAAGAGGTGGTGGAAAGAGTTGGGGGATAGCTAGAGCACTACTCGTACTAGGTGCACAAAAGCCTTTACGTATACTGTGTGCTCGAGAACTACAGAACTCAATAAGAGACTCTGTTCATAGGTTATTGTCAGATCAGATCTATGCAATGGAACTAGATAAGTTCTATGAGATAGGTCAGGCTAATATCAAAGGCAAGAATGGTACTGAATTCTTCTTTGAGGGTATCCGTCAGAACGTAAATAAGGTTAAATCGTACGAAGGTATTGACCTGTGCTGGGTTGAGGAGGCACATATGGTCACTAGAAACAGCTGGGACGTGCTAGTACCTACCATTCGTAAGGAGAATAGTGAGATATGGATCAGTTTTAACCCAGAACTAGAGGATGATGAGACATATCAACGTTATGTAGTGAATCCTCCCAAGGAGAGTGTGGTCATAAAGATCAATTACTCAGACAATCCTTGGTTTCCTGAGGTGCTACGCCAAGAGATGGAAGAGCTTAAGGAAAGAGATCACAACGCATACCTCACAGTATGGGAAGGGGATTGTAGGCATGTAGTAGATGGCGCAATCTTTGCCAACGAGGTAGACGCAGCAGAGAAGAATGAGAGAATTACTACCATTCCATACGATAAAGCATACCCAGTAACAGTTGCTTGGGACCTAGGATGGTCAGACTTTACGAGTATTTGGTTCATGCAAAAGATAGGTGAGAGGGTGCATGTCATTGATTTTTACCAGAACCAGTTCCATGAAATCAGCCACTATGTTACAGTACTACAAGAACGTGGCTATGTTTATAAGGAGGATCTATTGCCACACGACGCTGCTAAGACAGAACTAGGTACGGGTAAAAGCATTGATGAGATCCTCACAAGACTTGGTAGAAATACCAGGGTTGTTCCTTTACTATCAAAGAAAGAACAAATTGATGAGGCTAGACGCTTTTTCAGCAAGTGTTGGTTCGATAACGAGAACTGCAAAGAAGGCGTAAACAGTCTAAGGCGTTACAGATACCAATGGAATGAGCAGAAGGGAAACTTTTCAAGAGATCCTGTTCATGACAACGCCTCCCATGGTGCTGACTCGTTTATGTATATGGCTATTGGCCACAACGAGAACAGAAACCTTTCAAACAAAACACAAGATTCAATTCTTAGAAAACGAATCAAACAAAACCGCTACGGTGCGGTGTGTAGATAACAATTTAATCGCTCAGATAGAGACAACAAGACAGAGAGGGCCTCAACCCTGTGAAGACTATTTTACTTGACGACCATGTAGAGGAAGTCAATGTCGACCAACATCCCAATACTGAGGAAGAACAGCAAGAGATCATGGACATCACCATCAAGGTGAATGAAATGTTTGAAATGCAGACTCAAGGATGGCGTGAGTTCAACGAGAGACCACTCAAAGACTACGAGGACGACAACCAACGAAGGATCAACAACTACATTGAACCTCGTGGAGAAGACCTAGACGATTGGCAAACAAGAGGATTCGAAGGAATCACTCGTGAGAAGATGTTTGCGTTCGTGGCTAAAGTAGCAATGAACCGACCAAAGTACGCATTCAAGGCCACAAAACAAGATGGTTTCATTGATCGAATTGTCTCAGAAGTAGTAGAAGATACCCATAAGTTTACTTGGAATTACGAAGATCCCACATCAGTGGAGTTCTTTTTTGATTCATGGAGCGCAGCCGGCTCTGGTACTTGCATTGTATGGGAAGGTGTAGAGCAAACAGAAGAAGAGATCGAAGAGTTTGATAGCTATGATATTTCAACAGGTGAGCTATTTGGCCTTAAGTCAACAACAGTTAAGTCAGATATCAACTGTAAACGAAGACGATTACCTTTGACTAACTTCCTCATTAGTGATTGGCATGAACCTGATATCCAACGTCAACCATACGTAGCAGAGACTCAAGTGCTCTCACTCACTGAATTTAGGAGACTATACGGTAAGTACAAGTATGCAGATCATGTTTATGGCACTACAGAATCAAAGGAAATGTATGGTGAGGCGTTCTTTATGCAGCCCTGGAACGACATGAAGGAGGATAAAGTACACGTCACACACTTCTACTCACAAGAAACAGGCAAGAAACGCTATAGAATCATAGCAAATGGTGTCTTGATCCTAGCTACACCAATTCCACGCAAGGATGGAAAGTTCCCTTATGCTCGATTCATCTTCAAGCCAATGGCAGATCCATCATTCTTCTACGGCAAGGCACTACCAGATGAGATCGCCGGTGACCAGGATCTATACAATGCCTTTAAGAACATGATGCTTGATAGGGCGCTGCTCTACATTCAAAGGCCAATGGTAGGAAATGGACAGAGTGAAGTAGATGACTTGGTACTTAGGCCTCATGGCATAGTCAACTACAAGGGAGATCTAAAGCCACTAGACCTTGCCCCTCCAACAGGCAATGACATCCAGATCCTTGAATACTTACGAGCAGCAGCCAACAGACAGACATCAGACGTACAACAGTCAGGCTCTACTGGCCCAGGTGTAACAGCGCGAGAGATCGTTATCGCAGACGAGGCCGCGCGTAAGCTCGCTGGTGTTGGGCGTCTATTCCTCGAAGCAGGAGACCTTCAGGCTACTAAACTCAGAATCGGCAATATCTTCCAGTTCTATTTTGAACCATCACGCATAGAGGAGATCATTACAGATGGCAAACAAAAGAGATTAAAGACTGTTTATCGGTCAATCACGCTAGATCAAGTACCACTGACCAATAAGAAGCAAGGCACAAAGGTTATTGATTTGGTTGGATCACGAGGTGAAGTACCAGATAGGCGTGAGATGGATATCCAAGAGATGATGGCCAAGCAGCAAGGCATGGAGATGGAGAAGCTGGTCATTAACTCTGAGTACATTAAGAAGTTTGAGGTAGACGTTACAGTCATTCCAGAGTCCAGCTTTGAGCAGTCCAGATCACTTGAACTAGCCATGCAGAATGAGTACATGATGCTAGTAGCCAAGCTCTTCCCTCAACAGTTCCAGCAGTTCTCACAGGTGTTCTTCCGTGAGTTAAACATGATCTACGACAAAGACATGAGTGAGTTTGAAGGGCAGCAGCAATCGCAGCCTCAGCAAGGACAGCCACAACCACAGACGCGGGGTGGTGGAGCAGGTGAAATCACAAACCAATTAGCCCAGCCAGAGCTTAATAGTCTCGGTAAACTAACAGGAGTGCAGATATGAGAATAAAGAGATGGCTAAATAAAGAGCGAAAGAACATGAAAGGACAGAACCTCAAGACACAAGAGGAGGTCCAGAAGATCTTAGCTACTCAGCCAACACGAGACTACCTAGTATCCTTAATGGATGAGGTGGTCAGACAGGGGATCTACATGACGCCCCAGATGCAAGAGGGAGCCAAGTTCCTAATACAAACACTACGCACAGAGATAGAGAAGGGAGATGTAGTAATAAAGAAAGAGACAAAACCCATGTAGCAGGGGTGATATTGATTGCTTGCTTGTCGGCAATCAAAATTACTCCTTCTATGGGGTCATAAAAAACTTTACCCGTCTGCGGGGTTAAACGGCAGCTCTAACGTCCAGTCTGCGTGGACATAAATATCGGCAGCCATTATATGGAAGAGAAAAAAGAAAGATTCAATGCAGCTGAGTTCGCTCAAACCAAAGCTAAAGAGATGGCAGAAAAGTTTGCCACAAAAGATGAGCCAGCCATTGAAGAGACAGAAGAGACTCAAGAAGAGTCTCCAGAAGTAGAACAGGCAGAGGAAGTCTCCCAGCCTGTAGAAGAACAAACAGAAGAATCAGAGCCAGAAGTGGTCTCTGATGAAGTAGCTGCTCTTAAAAAGGAGCTAGCAAGAGTAAAAGGTAAGCTCCGTGATCGACCAGAGGTTGAAGAAGCAACCGTTGACATGAATCTTACAGAGATTGTTCCTACAACACTTGGTGCAAAGTCTACGGTTATTACTCCAGCAGAGGCGAGATTGTTCACTGCTTGGAGAGATGAGGCTCTTGAAGAACTCATCGAAGAAAATCCGCAGTACTTAACCAATCCTAATGCTTGGAAACAGTTTGAAGCAGAATACAAAGACAGAATCCCTGAACTAGAATATGCAAACAAGCACAAAGTCCCGATAACTAAAAAATTCTTCAAGGAACGTTTGATCCGCGTACATCGAGCAGTTTCAGATGACACCTCTAGTGAGAGGGATGCAGGCAAAGCTGAACTTCTTAAAGCTCAATCTGCCGCTCAAGTCATGGGTGCTGGCTCGAAAAAAGGTGAAGTAACAACACCAGTTCAAGAAGCTCGCCGTCTTTTCCCAAAGAAGAATGACAGCTTGGATTCATGGATCACAAAGAAAAAATAATAATTTAATCCCAGTTTTATGATCGTACCAAAAAAGTTCGACAGTGGGAAAGTACTAACCTTACCCCTTGGTGCTTCTGCGGTTTGTACAAAGCATGGAATGATGAAAATCACTGCTGGCTATCTTGTCACAGCTGCAACAGATGATAACGAGGCTGAGTTCGTTGGTCTTGAGACAGTAACCGACGCAACAGCAACAGCTGGTGGAACTCTAGTAGATGTTCTCCCAATTGACGACACCATGGTTTTCCATGTTACGTTGTCAACAACAGGTGCAGACACAACACCAGTTCAAGCAACTCACGTTGGAAATGATTACGGTGTTTATGTTGATGGAGCTACAACAAACATCGATATCACTTACGCAGCAGATAAGCTCTTTCACGT